CTGACCTGTTGAGATGAGGTTTGTCTGGAGTGATAGGCGTGGTGATTCGTACCAGGTGTAAGCATCTGGGTTGATAACAATAAGAGTGTTATCTCCAACGCCTGAACCATCTGTTAGTGCGCGTGATACGCGAAGGTTAAGCCCTAGAAGGTTTCCGCGAACTGCTGTTGCAGTAAGTGTTCCGCCTGCGTTCTGTGGGTTAATTGTTTGCTGGAAGATTGGGCGATTTGAACCATCGACCAAGCCCATGAGAGCGCCCCATTGTTCTGGAGAAACTACGATGTTCTGAGCGAACCCAAGAGTTCCCTTGTAGATAGAAACTGCTGCATCTGAAACGAAGTCTGCAACGAGCGCACCTGTTGTAAGTGCTGCGCGGTTTCCGCCGTCTGTTCCGCCGTTGACCATTGCTGTTGCAACTGCGTTATCTGTAGCCTTTGCGTATGCGTATTCCATCTGGCGTACGAGTTCAGCAAAGAACGCTGGTGAGCTGCGATCAAGTAGCTCGAGGCTAAATGTCTGCTGGCCGATGAACTTCTGAACGCTCACAGAAACGAAAGCTGCGTTCTGGTCTGTCTCAGATGGTGTTCCACCTTCAGATGCGACTGCAACTGTTGGAGCAACTGTGATCTTAGGAATCTCGAAAGTCATACCTGCATCAGGTAGTGCGCCGCGAGTAATTGAGTCAATGAATGGGCGGTCTGCGTTTGAGATGCCGTTGATAACTTCAGTTAGCTGGCGTGTAGGCACCAAACCTGCGTTATCTGTAACATCTGCAGCGGCTGCTACATACATCTTTGATTCGTCGTTGCCGAGTTGAGCGCGGACTGAGTGTTCGAGATAAGAAGCCTTATCAACGATTGGGTTACGAACAGTTGTTGAAATGTAAGGTGCTGTTGCAGCCTTAACTTCAACCTTTGCAGCCTCTACCGTTTCTGCGGCAGGAGCAACTTCTGGAACGGTAGTGTCTGACACTTGTTCTCCTTCTGTGGTTGATTGTGTTTCTTTCTGAGCTGTCTCAGAAACTTCATTTTCGACTGCCGCTACTTTCGCGACTTCTGCGCCCGGGATTGCACCGTCTGTTACTAGGCTAACCTCGATTAAATTAGATGCGCTGATTGCCATGATGCCATTCTGGTTATCCCAGTCCTCGACATCGACTCCAACGCTAAAATCTGAGCGAAGGCCAGTTGCTGCTTCCTCGAGGGCATCGTTACCGGCTGTTGTCTTTGCGATCTTAAATTCTGCTGTAATGCCTTCTGCATCCTGCTCGAAAGAAACTAATTTTCCAAGAGGGCGAGTGACATCGTGCTGTAGAACTAGCTTGATGTTCTTAGCCATCGTAATGGAATCCTCTTTGAACATCGTGCGGCCTGCGGATGTGTTGCCTTCAGCGTTCCATGTCACAATGCGGCCTGCGATGATGCGAGACTCTGTATCCGCCGCTGTAATGGCGTATGGCATTGTTATTTTCATCGGGTCTCCTTGTTATCAATTAGATCTTCTTCTTCTCTAATCTGCTCGACACTCATAGCGCCAATGCGATTAAGAATTTCATATACCTGAGCGCGCTGTAGAGCATCTGAGCGCAGGAATTCATCAAGGCTAAATCGAATCTCACCAGTTGACGGGCAGAAGTCCGGCATCGATAAACGCTGTTCAATAGCTGCAAGAATTGGCTTCATTGAGAAATCGATAAGTGAACGGCGCTCTGAAACTGAGTTGCTGTAGGTCATGCTGGTAGTTTCTGCGCTTACGAAGTATGCAGGAAGGTTGCAGGCGCGAGCCAATTCCAGAGCGACATATTGACGAGCTTCATTCAGCTGTAGTTTGGCTGGATCGATGCCCAACGCCTGCAATTCAACATCAGCATTTAGGAACGCTGTTGATTTAGTAAGGCGAGCGGTTCTCCAAGATTCGAGAAGCTTCGAGATTCTCTCTGCTGGCAGATTAGTACCATTAGATTTTAAAACCTGAAGTGGTACTGGTTCTTTAGCGAAAGTTTCGGCTGCTTGCTCTAATGCGTGGGCTGCCCGGATAGTACGCCCTGCACGATTAAGCACGCCTTCATCAAGTCCGTAGAACACTACGAGAGAGCCCACTCCTTGATTAGGTACTACTGAGCCGTCTACTTGGTAGCCAACGATTTCTGTCTGAAGATGATTAAGTTTAGTAGTTACGCGATCCGGTGCTACTCGAGTCCATGCTCGGACTCTGCCGGTGTCTCCGTATTGTTCTAGCACTTGGCCATATCCAACGCCGTGGAATAGTAAATCTTCTGCTAGCCATGCGTAAATTGCAGAACCGGGAACGCGTGGGTCTGGTTGGTTAATTACTTGAGGTGTTCCCATGTGTGAACCATCAAGCTTTGAATACTGCTCTAGTGGTAGAGCTGCAAGAGTAGAACAGATGATGTTACGCGCTCTTGCAATAGTTGGAACTGCCATTGCCTGTTGACGGCTGGCTACTGACTGCGTGAATACGAAAGGATTAAATGAAGCCGTGTTATTAAACGGCGCAGGGGTAGAAGCAGCATCGACTGTAACCTCGACTGCTGGCTTTGATGATGTAAAGATGTCCCGGATTCCCATTGGACATATTATACGCTACTGTCTAGACATTATCCTACCTGAATGTCTACTTCAGATTCAGCGCGTGTCGCAAAGTGAGTAACCATCGCTGAAGAGACTGCTCCGCAAACAATTCCTGAAGCCTTACGCCCCATTACCCAACCGCCATCGCCTCGAGTTAGTTTAACGGCGCTTAATACTTGCTTGGTCAATTCTTCTTGATCCGAATGGACAAGGCGCATCGAAGAAACCGCAGAAACGAATTCATCGCAGGATTGCTGATACTCCTGACTGTTGATTTCATACACTGGAATTCCGGCTGGTGATAATCGAGCTGCAACGGCTGAGGCTGTCGACTTGCTATAGGCCACGGCATTGACCGGGAACTTGCGCACCCAGTAAGCAATATCGTTAGCCATTTCTTTATCATCAAGGTTGACTGGGTTAAACCAAGTGTGGAGAAGGCTCACCATAAACCTATCGCCGTCAATTCTTTGGCCTGCGACTAATGACCCGTGTTTCCTGTCCGGGCTAAGATCGATAGCCATCCAAGTATCGACTTCAACATTTAACTGAGGCAGATTATCGACCTTGCACTTCTTCCATTCGGCTTCTGAAATGACTGGGTTAATCATCGAGACGAACTGGCACAAGATTTCTGTCCTGAAGATGTCCTCACGATCCGATAAACTGTCCTTGATATTATCCTCATGGACTGTGTGGCCGAGTGATGGATTGCTCTGATACCAAGCCTCTTTATCGGTTATCTCGGCTCCGGGTTCAGCACTCCATTCAAACCAGCCAATAGAATCATCGGCTCCTTCACTAGCTGCGAGGCCGCGCTCTCTAAATTTATGCAGTAGTACCGAATTGGCGTGGCCTGCATTGGAATAGACATAGGCTTGCGGATTGGGATTACTCATCTGGGTGAACCGCATCGAACTCCAAACATCTTCAGTATCGAACTCGCGCAATTCGTCAATATGAATTACATCCGGGGCTGCGATTCCTCGAGCAGCTGAGTTACCGGCTCTGATTAGGTAGCGAGCCTTATTCTTAAACCGAATCTCTTGCGATCCCTTAGATTCGTATTTCTTTGCAAAGTTATCCAGGAGCATCTGAGAGTTCTCGATAATCTCTGAGACCTTAAAAAAGATTTCGGATGAGGTGGTTAACTTGTGAGCTGTGGCCAAGTGCATTTTTTCGCCAAGCACATAGATTCCGAAAAGAATCCGAAGCGCCATGAAGGTCGACTTACCCTGTTGACGAGGAAGCATGATTCCTATAAGTGGATGTAGCCAACGCCCATCGGCCTTGTAGCGAAGGCAGTCTCGAGCCAGTTGCTGTTGCCAGGGGAGCAAAGGAAATCCGATATCGATGCAGAATTGAATCATCTCATCGCCCCGGGTTGGTAGATCACTAGGCTTTGACCGGATTCTAGGCACTTGAGAGCCATATCGAGGTTCTGTTACCCCTACCTCAGCCGTTTGCAGCCCGATAGAGACGATTTCAGCCGTCATGACTAGTTCTCATCCGATTCAAGCCGATAATGACTTGTTGAGGCGTTTTCGGGGTAAAAAGAAACAGGAAGGGTCGGGGTTCCTCC